TGATAATAATCCGCTTGATCTAAAATATCAGAGTTTACTAAGAAATATCCTCTAAGAATCTTTCTAGGGAGATCAGTTGCTTTTATTGAAGTTGAAGTCTGTTGAACCGCTATTGCTGGAAAGACCTCATAAGAGGCAGAGGTCGTTTCAACTGTCCCCATACTCTGTTCCGTATTGAAATATTTTATCTGAGAATTTAGCATAGAGGGTTTAACCATATTTATTGAAAAAGCATTCATAGTGTAATTCTGAGCGGTCACGGAGGTTATTTCCGCATTCGTTGTCATTCCGGATACATTCGTTATTGAATTGTTAAATCTTACATTACTATTCTTCACACCAGTTCCCGAAGGATTAAATTGACTATAACGAAATCCAAGCAATCCCCATATTGATTGATCCCATTTTTCTTCTGTAATCCCCATATCAACAATGGAGATCCCCCCGTGAGCATCAAAAATAGAAGCAGCGGTGAATCTTAAATTAGGTTCAATAAAAGACTGAATATTATCTGAAGCAGTTGTCCCTGATAAATTTATTACAGAGTAAGGTTGCATATCAGGACTCCAACTATCATATCGCAATTGTTTATTAATAAAAAAAACATCTTCGGAACCTTGACTTGAAGGAGGAGGTGCTAATATATCGTTGGGAGCCAGAGGATCTCCCGCATTGTAAAAATTACCAGTTTTCTCGGCAGTGTGTAAATTCTGAAACTCAAAACGATTCTCAACAGTATCAAAATTGAATAAAGGATTATTCGCCCCTACATAGGTATTGGAAATATAGGGAGCATTTAGATATCCCTGATGACCATAAAATTGTAATGGACTAAATCCAGATGTTAAACCAATCGCCGCATTCCCATAAGCAGAGAAATGATAATCATAACCAATCTTGGTATTCTGTACAAAAAAATTCCCTATATCACTCACAATTCTCGCTGCTGGAATTCCTCCTATAAGTTCAGTTGTGAATGCTATCGTGCCGACACCAGTCCCTATTTTTCTAGCGAAACCATACGCCAACTCAGAATATCTTGTGTTAAAACTTGTCTCTGCCGCAGTCCTCAATGAACTATTATTATTGAAATAAACAAAAATTGGAGAAGAGCTCCTATCACTTACATTCGCCCCTGAACTTGTGAAAGAAACATTAAGCATATCATCTCCAAGAGCTTGATCCGCTGACTTAGCACCTTGATTTTCAAATGAAGTATCTAGATGAATGAAACGAGCCTCATCCCTAAATGAAGCAGATAAGGAAGCAGAGGTTAGATTATAATTTTTATAATTGCTACGATCATGCTGATCCACACCTCCATCCAATAATTCAGGATAAAGAACTTGACTATCAAAAAATCTTTTAATCTTTATAAGATTCTCATCGGTGAAAGCAATATCCGTATTAATAACAGCGGTCAAGGCATCCGTAGCAGCGATCGCCGTAGTCATATATGCCGCACTTGGAGGAAGCATTGCTCTCCCCGCTTCGACGAAATCGGGTCTCTTGAATCCTACATAATCAAAAGAATTTATATAAGCAACGGATCTTCCAGTGTTTAGAGGAACTCCCCCTTGACCAATCGGCATTTCACCCGAAAGGGGAGCCTGAAAATAATCTTTATTTCCGGAACTATTGGAATTCACATAATTCCCACAAGGAAATCCAATATTTAATGCAGAATTCTGGAGATTGGAATTAAAAGCACCAACGGGAGACACAACAGAGAGAGAATCTTCTGTCCGTTGGAGTTGGTCTGTTATCTGTGAAGCGATGTTGGAGGGAGTATTATATCCCTCCTTGACTGAAATTTTAAGTTTTTTCTTGAAACGAACATAATTAGCAGTTGCGGGACTCGCTGATCCATTGGTGGGATTGAGAGCTTCTTCTAGATCCGCGGTGGAAACGTCTGAACCATTATAAACTGCGATTTCTCTCTTAAATAAAGTAAAACGAGAATTATCCATTTTAATTTTATTTATGTTGAGAGTCCCTCCCCCACTATTCCTTACCTGAGCACTAATGTAATCCGTAATATTTCCCTCGGTAAAACTATTGAATTGATTGAGTTCCGTAAAATCAAATGTATTACAACCAATCGGGTAACCGTCTTGAACGAGCCAATTTTCAGAGTTCCCAGTGAAATGAGCTCCTCCGGCTTTATTATATCCCGATACTGAGGCATTTCGGGCAGAAGCATTTACGAAGTTTCTTGGTAAACTAAAAGAATTCTCACCATTCGCAGTCTTATAAAATTCAACAACTATGGTTGCCTCATTATCTTTCATATCCACTTCTTCTGTGATATTAGAAGCAGTCTGTTTCGAGAAACCCGTAGGAGAATATCTTGTAGGAGCTCTTCCAGAAGTTCCATCAGTATTAAATCCAATATAAGAAGAATTAGTGAATTCTGTACGGACAATATCTTTTTTACCCAATGATTTTCCTTTCATTTCAATTGTATTCCCACCAGCACCTCTCTGAGCAATGTGAGCAGATTCAATTGAAACTTGATCACCAATATCTAATGTGATTCCCGAAGAAACTTTATTCGTAAAAACTGAGGGATTAGTTTGGGCGAGATTACTCGCTGAGAACTCCTCAGAACTTAATCTATTCGCATCTAGGAGAATGGTTTGTGTATAGTTTTCCGCCTGAGCCATTTATTATATCAATTAAATTTTTTTATTTATTGTGAATTTAATTGGGAAGAAGAAGAAATTAAAAAAATAAATTTAGAGCAACTGAGTGGTGATGAAACCATTCGCAAGAGTAGTGACCTTCGCTAATTCTAACCATGACCTCTGAGTGTAAGCAGCAGAATCACCTAAACCCTCATACTTGTAATAATATTCTAAACCACGAGAGTTAATCCTTTCATTGCGATTGAGACGGAAAGCCTGCCAATTGAATCTTCCTAGAACACCTTTTTCATCGGCGTCGTCCCCAGTGTCCTGAACAAGACCATAATAAGTATCATCCGTTATACCCACACCCTCGGCACAGAACTCTTCGCGAGATACGAAAGGAACCATTCCCTCTGCCTGAGCCGTGTTGTGGAACTGACGAGCTGGATTCGTGACGTCTATTGGATATAAGAATTTATCATTGTATTTAACATTCACAGTTAGAGAACCATTGAATTTACCCGCCGCAGGAGCTTCACCGAACTGATAATGTGCTTCCGGAGAAATACAATGATATTGATTCGTGATTGATTCGGTCTGAGTTGCCGCCGCCGCCGCCGACTGAATACCCGTAATGACTTTCGTGACGATGCGACCAGCACCACCTAAATTGCGAATCAGAGTCGAACCCGATGCCGAGGTTGCCGAAACACTCACCGCCGAATGACGATAATCAAAGTGATTCATAGTAATTACTGGATTGGACTGAGCATAGGTTGTCATCATTTCCTGAGGATAATAAATGTAATCTGCTACGAATTTAACTTCATTCGTATCAATGGAGGCAGTGAATGCCGAAGTTCCAGAATCTTCAATGGAGCATCGCTTCTGAGAAACGGGTTCAAAAGTTAATTCAATTGACACTTGTTCCTGCATCATGTAGAGAGGGAGCTGGGTCTGCTTCAATATTGGAAAGAGATCCGCCAGAGGAATCTGGAAGATAGGTTCTTTATCAACTTCAAGATACTCGGGGAGCTCAACTCGGGAGGTGACGGTTCCGAAAGTATCGTCGTATTCGAGACCAGTTTTTAGACCATACTTGAATGCTTCGGTGTTGTTAGTGGAAACAAGAGATCCCGAAGTGGAATCGTTGTAGCGGAACTCGTGAGCAAGAGCATTACCCGAAGTAATCATTTCACGTTCATATTGGTGTTCGTTAGATAAGAACATTCTCTTGTAGGCGGAAAGAGTATTGTAAGAATCTATTTCTTGGATTGTTTTCGTTCCAACCTTCAAGGCACAACGAGAGATTAAAGAGTGAACACCAGTTGTGAGAGGATAGTAGCGTTTAGTTCCATCATCAATTTTACTCAATCCTAATGTAATCTTGGAATGAGAGTGGAGGATACCTTTATTTAAAAGAGTAAACCGAACAAAAGAATCACTTTTCACAACCGGATCCATAATGCTCGTTTCTACGTCGGTTGCGGTCGTAGTATCCATAGGAGATACACGCAGGAGATTAGGAACATTCGGGGGGACAGCAGATCTTTCAACCATAGACTCTTGAACGTCGCCAGTTTCATCGCGATCGGGCACGGGAGCAGACATATCAGAATTCATATTTATAATGAATCAAATAAAAAAAAAACTTAATAAAAAAAAACTTTATAAAGACGCAACTAAAACATCATTATCTTGATACCCATTGAGAAATGAAAATTTATAATTAGGATTTATTTCTAGTATTTTATTCTTGAGGACTTCCTCGAACCCTCCACCACGATAATTTTCATAAGCAGGATCAGACCAAACACAATCTCTAATAATTCTTACATCATCAATCATTATTACGTGATTTTTACTATATAGACCCTTGATTGCCTCCAACTCTTCAATTAAAGGACATCCGTGCCCCGAGCCGTGGGAATCTAAAAAAAATAAAATTTTATCTGAGTGAGCCACTGGAAGATCTTCTAGATACTGAGCCAACTTCTTGCTGTCTCCTTCAAATAATTTTAATTTATCATCATCAATCTGTTGTGAAAACTTTAACTTCGCAATATCAATAAAATCAGAATTGATTTCCACCGACGCACACTTGTCAAAGGATAATCTTAATGCTTGACACAATGAAGTATCCTCACGAGCTACATTCCATAATCCAGTTTCAAAATAAATATTACATCCGTGATCTTCACTGACTTTTTTTAAATCAAAACAGATAGGCATTTATAATACTTACACAGAAAATAATTTTTTAATTTAGAACTTGAAGACCTTGCTGACCGAAGACAAGTGTCTGTTTATTGTGAACGAACACATAGAAAGCCTGAGGCGAGTCAGTCGTGAGATCTAGTCGCATATTAATACCAAAGTTGACGTTGCGGAAATCTACACCTTGATCGCTAATGGAATCATAAGCAACTCCTAGACCGAAACCACAACCACCATCGGCGAAATCTTTATCAAACCGAGCAGAATCACTCAGACGAACATTAATCGGAGAAAGAGTGGATTTAGTGTTCTTGGTGAACTTCTGGATCGCATTCACATAGTTCAAGAAGATCTGACTGTCTGCCGTCTTGTTGGAAGCATTGTCTTGCTGTAAAGTCGTGATATTATAGTCAATTGGGAATTTGGAGCCATTTCTGGTAAAAAATAATTCTTGGATGTCGGCGCTCCCTCCTCCAACATTCGTAGGATAAAGAGTCGCTAGACCATCAAATTGTAAATTATTAATGTGAGCAGCGGGAACAATATTCGCGAATACACCAAGGACTCTTGAGAGACCCAGTTGGAAATTTATAATACCATTACCCGAATTAATCGTCTGGTAGT